GCATATTTCATGTGGATCTTAAAACTTGGAAATATGATGTGGAACGTGAATTGAAGAAACACACAGATAAGAAGATTGTGTTTAGAGAAAAAGCTGAAAAAAAAGTGCGCACCAGTCTTGTGGAAGAACTCCGCAATGAAGACTATTATTGTGTGGTGAATATCAATTCCAATGCTGCCACAGAAGCCATATGGTGTGGCATACCAGTGATCACTCTGGACAAGCACATCACCAATCCCGTGAGCAGCAACAAGCTGTCAGACATAGAAAATTTACAGAGACCACATCTAGCACGTTGGTTGTGTGCGTTGAGTTACAGTCAATTCACTGCGCAAGAATTATTTGACGGCACTGCCATCAAGATTGTGAGAAAATATCATGTCTAAAGTTGCTGGCTTTGCAAAACCATTCATACAGAGCACCAAGAATGCGGTAACCTTGGACAGCATGGACACTTCCAAACCCTTGGTTGTGGTTGGTGTTGCATCAAAAAAGTATGTGGATCAATGCAGAGCTGAACAACGTGATTTTTATTACATGGACACTGGATATTTTGGAAATTTTCGCAATGAAATCAATGTCAAAGGTAAGAAACATTTTGTAAGGATAGTAAAAAATGATGTGCAAAAAAATATTCTAGAAGAATATCCGTCTGATCGATGGAAACAAATTTGTAAAATTGATCCTAAATATCAATGGAATGGCTGGAAGAAAAAAGGCAACAAACTATTAATAGTTGTGCCAAATAGAAAATCGTGTGTGTTTTATGGTTACGAAGAAAAGGGTCGAGATCCAAATAAACCTACCTGGCTAATGAACACCATAGAAACTATAAAAAAACACACAGATATGGAGATTGTTGTTAGAGAAAAAGGTAGTAGGTCAGAACGACACAACCATTCAATATTTGATGCTCTAGATGAAGGAATATTTGCCACTGTGGCATTTAACAGTATTGCAGCCATAGAATCCATAGTGTATGGAGTGCCTGCATTTGTAACTGTGCCCTGTGCTGCCAGTCCGTTGGCTCTGATGGATTTAACACAAATCAATACTCCATACTATCCCTGTGCCCAGTTGGTTGAAAAACATTGTTCATCATTGGCATATGGTCAGTTCACCTCCGAAGAAATAGAAAACGGTTATGCTTGGGAGATACTACAGGGACAAAAAAAATGAATAGATTTACTGTGGCAGCATATTACAAAGGCATACCACCTCAAAATAGAAATATTGAAAAGCAATTAATTCTTGATAATTTTTTACTAGGTGTGCGCACTGTGGGAGATATTGCCGTAGCACATCAGCAGTTCAATCCGGTCGCATGTGATGTGGCATTGATTCAAGGATATGTGCATTCTCATGGCAAGGATGCTCCTCATCTAAGATTGCGACAGGCAGCTATCGATCTACAACATCAACACAAAAAACGTGCATTGATTGTGGACAGTAGTCTGTTTCTGTATGTGGACAAAACAAATCCACATCATTATTTGAGATACAGTTTTGATGGAGTATTCCCTACTACTGGATTTTATTTTGACAAAGATATTGATCCTGACAGGTGGAAAAAAATCAGTTTGAATTTAAACATCAACATGAAACCATACAGAACACAAGGTGAACATGTTCTTATTTGTCTGCAAAGAAATGGTGGATGGAGTATGACTGGATTAAATGTGATAGATTGGTTGGATGCCACAATAAAAAAAATTCAACAGTTTTCTAACAGACCCATAATTGTAAGACCACACCCGGGTGATAAAAAAATAATGAGTATTTTAAAAATAAAATACAAAAACGTTTCATTGAGCAATAATCTAAATCTGATCGAGGATCTACGTAATGCTTGGGCCACTGTGGTATACAACAGTTCTCCCAGCGTGGCCAGCATCATAGAAGGAGTACCATCATTCGTCACAGATCCTGAACCCAAACACAGTCAAAGTTGTGCAGTAGCCAACACAGAGTTACATCACATAGAAAATCCCATATTGCCAGAAAGGCAACATTGGCTTGAACGCCTAGCCATGTGTCATTGGAATTTCGCAGAATTGAAATCTGGAGAAGCTTGGAATTTTTTAAGGAAATACATATGAAAAAATTTAAAAATGGTTGGTGCGTGCCTGTGGATGACCAAAGAATGAGTCATCATCTTGAACATGACGTCGACATGTTGAATCCAACTTATGAAGGCAAGTATCGCACACACATTCTAGAACATCTACCCAATCGTAGAACCTTTATAGATGTGGGTGCTAATGTGGGAGTGTGGAGTTTACCGTTTGTGAAACAATTCAAAAAAGTTGTGGGTTATGAACCTTCCAGACAAAATATAGAATGTCTTAGACACAATGTGGGCGATCTCATGGAGATTAGAACCAAGGCAGTGGCCAATTTTGAAGGCACAGCTGATTTCCGTCAAGGAGGAAAAAATTGCGGAGATGGCAAATTGTCCAGACCAGGAGCAAGAGTTGACTATACTGTGCCCGTGGTTAAATTGGACAAAGAGAATCTTATGGATGTGGATCTAATCAAGATAGATGTGCAGGGTTGGGAGTTGGAAGTGCTGCAAGGAGCAATGGATTTAATTAAACAGCAGAAACCTTGGGTAGTTTTTGAGGTCAATCAAGACATTGATGTGTGCTGCACACTGATGGAACAGGTAGGGTATGAGACCATAAGATTAAAAAGTAAAAGATTATTTTGTTGGGCACCCGTATCTGGTCACAACTCTCCACATGATCGCACCCAGTTTGGAAGATACTTAGGCCTTGGACCGTATGCTGCTAGGTTCGGAGGCAAGTAATTCCCAAGCCTTTCCAGACAACAACTCGTCTTTATGAAATTGGCTGTATGCTAAATGATTTAGCCAAGCCTGTTTCAATTCTTGATCTGCAGGTTTGATATTTTCGATGCCGGAAATGTTAGTTGAATATAGACTTTGTGTAGCTGATGGTCCTAACGCAATTACTGGAATGCCCCACATAGCTGCTTCAACTAATGCGTTTGATGAATGCCCAACAACACAATGAGTATTCTCATTTACGAAATCTTTAAATGTATTAAATTCTACACGCTCTACACGACTTGCAGGACGCTGTCTAATTCTAATCTGTCTATCGGAATGTTGTTTTATTAAATTTACAGTATTTTCAATCCATTGCTCTTGGCTTTCTAGTTGCAGTAAATGTATTTTTTTTGTGTCGGGTGGTACTAATACAATCGTACTTCCTTGTTTTAGACACGTATCTTCTATTGCAAGAGAGTCCCATCTGTCTCGAGATCTAGGAACAATGGTCTTTGTATTTTGAAATTCGTTTACACTTATTCTTACAAAATTTTTTATTTTTTTATTTCCAAAATAACCACTGTCTAAATTATAAAATTTTCTGTTGTTTTCTATACAGTGTCGATATAAGAGTTCTTTATGTGAACCGGCCCAGCATAGTGGAATATTATAATCGGACTCTAGTGCTTCTCTTACAGTGACAATTTTTCCGTTACTTCCGTCAGTAAACAGACTACACCCGTACTTGTCTCCGCCCACGCATAAAAAATTATACATAGATTATTTCTGCCAATACGATTCTGTTCTTGCAACTTTGAGATCTTCTTGATTGCTGCGACCTAGTTTCTTTCTACTGCCTTTGAGATGATCAAGATAGGCTCCCCAATCACTGTTGATCAGTGGGTGTCCTTCACCCAACGTTGCACCAGCACGCGGTCTCAAATCATACAAGTGTGCTGACCAATCCAGCTGTCTCATCTGTGGAAATTTATTTTTGATCTGCTCAAACACATAGCTGTCATGCCATTCTTCCATGAGGAATATTCCATTTTCGGCCTCATCATACACACGTTGGAATTCTTTCAAAAAGTTTTTAATTATATCAGATTTTAAATTCATAGCATACAGTCCACATTCTGGATACTTGCCTTTTCTTCCCAGATAGCCAAGATCCATGTTGGGTGTGATCATGGTGGCAATATTTTGCATGGAGATGGCGCTGTGACAATATATGTCAGCATCCATCCATACTAAAAAATCTGCATCGACTTCACGAGCACAGTCAAATATTGCATAGACTTTGTGGGCGAACCTCACAGCATGCCATTTGAATCCTTTACCAGCATCTCGTCTCTTGCTGCGCACAGGATCCTTGCTCACATCGCCGTTGGCTTTGGGTACATCTTTCCATGTGTGTTTAAATTTTACCAAAGCTGGAGAACTTTGGTGCAGATCCTTCACAATTATGTTTGGTGCTGATTCTTTCACCACACAATCTTCTGTGTACACGTGCAGTTGCACTTCCACGGGCCAATTCTTAATGAATGATTGAATCATTTTGTGACCGTATGTGTCATACCCTGATTGATTGAATGTGGTCACTGCAGAATATTTTTGAGACATGATTTAAATTTTAATTTATTTTAAGCATGTTGGCTAGATATTTTTTCCAAACATTACTATATTCGCAATCTCGGTATTCTTTGAACCAAGGTCCACCTTCTGTGTAATGCAGCACTTTGGGCTCACCGTCTTTGGGTGCTTTGTACCAACCCACCAACCAATTCCAACTGTGATCCACACTGCCAATCTCCTCATCTTTCAACCAACTGAATCTGTGTAGATACTGACCTGTTTCTTTGTTGACCAGTTCAGGGGTGACTGCTCTGTTGGCAGGATGAGCACAATTCCACAGTATCATGGAGCTCCAATTCTTTCTAGGATAGGGCATCTGTTTTTGATTGTCCATCTTGACTCCTGGTGCAGGTGTATAATCATGTTTGACCACCATCACTGCATAACGTTCATCTGCTTGGGCAAACAATTCAGCCACATCCGCAGTCCACACAAAGTCACAGTCACAGAACACTGCCCAACCAGCATAGTTGGTCATGTAGGGAATAAGAAATCTACTGAAAGTAAATTCGGTAGTGCTGAGTGGATCAATAGGACGTGTGTACAGTCCTGCCTCACGCAACTCTTTCATTTTAAGTGGTAGAACTTCGGCATTGGGTTGGTGCTGTTTGATTGAATGTTCACACACTTGATATGTGATGTCTTCTCTGGTATCATAGCCCACAAATATCTTCATATGTGTACTTATTGCAATATCTTTTAAGACATTGATATTATGAAGAGTAAATTGTTATTCCTTATAAGCAACAGTGTCGCTTTTATATTTTATTGTTGTATATCCTAGATTTTTTAACCAATCTTGCACGTGGTCTGCTTCATTTCTTTTGTTTTCAAATAATATAACAGGCATATATTTTTTAATAGTGTTTACAGCACCAAGACAAACATTCATTTCAAAATGTTCAACATCTATCTTAATAAAATCTACATCTACAAAATTAAAAGAATCTATAGTTTTTACTATGGTGGAAAACCGTGGACAATTGGAAAATTCTTCTGTGTTATATCTAACAATACTACCGTGTTCTGGTTTATCTATTCCGTTTGGAAGAACAATTGTTAAAGTTTCTTCCTTATCACCAAGAGCAATATTGTATTTTATTGCATCATTTGATATTTTTTTAAATACTTCAGGGTTGGGTTCGAAAGATATAACAGTTTTAAAATGTTGAATAAATGAATTTGTTGTATCGCCTTGACATGCTCCCACATCTATGTATGTTCTAAAATGTTTTATGTGTGGCCAGGCAAATTCTTTTATTTTTCTTTCGCTCATATGTTACCCTTTATAAATCATAACGCAGTCTTTTGGCCAACTTACTTCCATAGTATAGCCCCAGGCTAATAGTAGCTCAACTGCTAAATTTCCCTCTTCACCGTAATACCTTTTTGAATAGTTTTTTTCTTCCATTAATATTACAGGCTTATAGTTTTTAATAGTTTTCTCGGCACCTTGTAGGATATAAGGTTCATATCCTTCGCAGTCTAATTTTATAAATCCAACTTCTGTTAATTCAAAAGAATCTAAAGTTCTGCAAATGTTTGTTCCAGAAACTTCTTTATTGATATAGGTACCGAAAGTATTTTTAAGGTAGTTCAAAGAAACAAGTTCTTCTTTGTCACTTAGTCCGCAATCACATACTACTACATTGTCTAGTTGAAATTTTTCTACATTTTTTTTAAGACATTCTCTAACTGAGGTATCTACTTCAAACGCATAAGTCTTGATAAAATTTTTATTTAAATTGTAACTCATTATACCGTAGTTTGCACCTGCGTCTATTGCTGTGGTAAAATTTTTAACAAATCCTAGAGCAATATCGAGTTTACCTTTTTGATAATCAGTAACAGTTAGTGGTTGATTATTAATACTGTCGGCTCTTGCAAGTGCAGATTTTAATGCACGATCTCCTGGGACAACATTCCAATCTTCTATATTCATACTAACCTTTTAATATTTCTTGAGCAATAGCAGTAAACCATTGCTTTCTATTGTTACCTTTAAAATCTAAAAATATTGCAGTTTTGTTATATGCTGCCGAACTTTTTTTCACACCAAAGACAAATTCTTTTATTTTTCTTTCGCTCATAAATTTACCTAAGTTTTAGCTTTAAGTATAAATTCTATAAAATTTAATAAAAAATTATTTTAAATGTCTATATTGATCAATCATTTGAACAAATTTAAGCTGGTTAACTCTGTCGCCTTTTCCGGTCCAGATATAAGAAAATCCTTTTTTACCAAATGTATAATCAGTATATCTTAAATCCATTTTTTTAATTTCGTTTCTTGCAATCATACCATTTAGTATTGCTTGATCAGCGGCAAATACTAATTTATTATTTTTGTATGCATCCATTAATAATTCAGCCAATATGTATCTTGTTCGATCTGCTCCAAATCCTACTGCACTAGCTAAACTTTTTATTTGCCCACCTTTAAGTCTTGTGGGAACCCAACTTGATTTTAAATCTTTAAAAAATTCTTTTTGAGGAATGGGGTGAACTACAACACTATCAACATCTAAATCAATCACTAGAGTATCGTCTGTATAAATTTCTAAAACTCTAGCATACCGAGCCACTGACCAATACAATCCTTTTGATGCCCAGTCGGTAAATTCAGAAGGAGTATTTTCTGTCGAGTACGAGCAGTCTTGAGAAGACAACCAGACAATGTCTGAAGGAGTTGGATCAAACACATGAATATGTATGTGAGCCCAAGGACAGTATTTTTGAATTGAAAAAAATAAAGGTTTAGTCCAATTATTGAGGTATACAGTATCACAGGCTAACATAAACCCGTGTTTGTTTATTTTGTTTTTTAAATTTAATGGTATCATATTGCTTATTTACCAAATAATAAAATACAAATAAATATTTCACTTACAGTCTTAGGTCTTAAATTTCCCTAATACAGCTATTGCCCCCAGCGTATAATTTTTTGTAATATCTATTGCACGTATACCGTGTCTATCTAATATTGCTACAAGCGATTGTTCGTTAAAAAAGTTTATATGCTCCCCTATTATTATATCAGCTGGCGGAGGATTTCTATATGCCGGAACCTCTATATAAATCCAGCTGTCTGTAACCATATATGATTTTAAAACATTAATTAATTCATCCATATCCGATTTATGTTCTAGTACCTGACAGCACATGATAAAATCTATAGGACCTTTATCAATCACTGGATTAAATTTTTTAATGCCGGCTAAGGGTTCTGCACCACTAATATCGTAAACATATTTAATGGCTTTTGTAAACACTGAAGGAATGAGTTCTCCGGTATCCCCACCATAATCTAATACCGAATTTATTTTATTAGAGTCAATGTTGGGCACAATCATTTGTGTAATAAACTCTAATCTATCTTTAATATAATTTGTATTAAAAATAGAACTAGTTTTATACTTTGGTTCGCACTGTAATCTCATCCTAGTGTATTCTTCACCCCTGTAGTCTTTATACAAGTTTGCTTCTTCTTCATTAGTAAAACGAATTCGCGAAGCTATGAATCCGCAATCATCGCAGTGCAGTAACAAGTTGGGCATATTAACCATCGGCTTATTTCCTGTTGTTCTCCACAAAACAAATTGAGATAGATACGCAGGTTTTTTAAGAACATTAGTTGACCCGCACGCTGCACAGTGATCAATAGTGTACATTATTGGTTTCCTCTATATGTTGATAATCCATGCTTCAGACCATTTAATTTAATTTTAAGAGATACTAAATTATGATAATCACCTGTATAGTTAGTGATATCATTAGACACAATTTCAAAATCAGGATGAATGTTATTCAACTTGCAAAACATAGATAACACCTGACTAATCTTAAATTTTTCTTTGTATACTGCATTGACATCTTTTATTGTCCACGTGTTGTTGATGCAATGATTAACTATTTTCAGTAAATCCTGAACACTAAAGTAATCAAAAAATCTATCATTGGTGATCTGTAATTTTTGATTTCCTTTAGATAGGAATCTTGGAAAAATTCTAGTAGGGATTTCACCTTGTCCAAAACAATTAAAAATTCTTATTGTAAAAAAATTATTGCGATCGTAACATAACCGGCTTTTTAAGTTTTGACCAAACCCGTAACTGTCCGCTGGAATTCTATCAAATATTTCCAATTCTTTGGCCATGCATATATCTCTGGACCTATCATACTCAGCCCCAGAAGCCATATTAATAAATTTGCCAAACAAATCCGAGTTATTATAAAAATTCATAAACATACCGAGATTATTCCACGTATCTTTTATTCCATTAGGATCTGCCATTGTGGCGGCGGCATTAACAACAACATCAAATTTATTTGTTTTGAGAAATTCGACTACTTTAACGGTATCCAACAAATTTAATGTTTCTCTGGAAACTGGAACAACCTCGTGTTTGTTAGATAGGTTTCCTACTATTGATGACCCAACAAATCCCTTGGCTCCTAATACTGCTATTTTCATGTTGGTATCCCATACAATACACAGTCAAAACTATTATAGTAGTGTTGTCTTATATAAAATTTATAATCAGTACATACAGATAATAATTCTAAAGGAATCTCCCATAGGTCATCTGACTTATGATATAACGATATAGTTAGTACCGGTCTATTCTGTTTGATAGTATTGTAACCACCTTTGATGGCACTTATTTCAGAACCCTCTATATCAAGTTTAATAAAGTCAACAGATTGGTTATGTAACAATTCGTCAAGTGCTACTGCCGCTATATGCATTTTTCCATCATCTGATACTGAACTGCTTTGGCCGTCGACTGCGTTAAATGTTAAAATCTTGTAGGAATCTGTTAATGCCATTGGCATACATGTTAAAGAATGGTTCTCAACATTTTTAATTAATTTGCTAAAATTAGCAGGATCTGGTTCAAAGAGATAAGCATGTTTAACGGTAAGTCTATTGCTTAGATCTAAATATGTATCACCATCATATGCGCCACCGTCTAGATAAAAAATTTCTTTTGGAAGATTGTCTAACGTTAGATGATTAAAATACTGAACATCGGTGTCTACATCTTCTGCATATGAAATCTTCTTTCCTAGTCTAAACAAACAAATATCAATTAGGCATTGTTTACTGCGTTCATCAGCTAATAAATCATATACTGTTTGTATGCGATCAAGATTTTTAATAATTACATCTGGATGACTCAACCAATATCTCCAACCTAATTTTTTTTGAAATTGTGTATAAAGATTCCAAGGCATATGAATGTCTGTAAACCCTAAATCGCTAGCCTGTTTTTTTAGATTACTAAATGGCACACTCCTATTAAAAATTCCTATAGCTAATTGCGCTGTATTAGGAACATCTACTAGTGGTTTAATAGATAACCCCATGATGCTATTTGTTGTTGGATTAGTTTCTGCAAATCCCTGTAGATCAAATCCTTCTTCTAATAATATTTTAGCAAGGGCACGACCGAATGTACCTGTACCAAATATCCAAACTGGTCTATGATCTAAGTTACAAACTTCAATATTATTACATTGTTCAACTAAAAATTTAAAATTCATTTTATAGCCTTTGCGGATTCTCTTACTGATTTAATTTCTTGAGGATCTAAAAATGGAAACATGTCATCAAGGTACTGCGGTATAAAGTTACCATTGTCATCTAATCTAGCTTTCATTCTAGGAGCAAAACTTTGATCAGAGTCTACCATAATATTAATTAAAAGCGGACCGTTACTTTGAATAAGCTCATCTAGTGTTGTAAGATCTTGTTCATTACTTATAGTTGCCGACCTTAACCCATATGCCTCTGCTACTGCGGCAAAGTCAGGAAAGCCTACACCAGACTCCGGAGTTGCCCCAATGATCTTTCCAAAGAAATTTTCGTGTGTTTGTTTTATAGATAGATATCCTTTATTATTCAACACTACCACAATAAGATTAGTGCCAGCAGTTTTTAATGTTTGTAATTCTTGAATGTTCATTTGTAAGCTACCATCCCCAGCAAAACAAATCACACGTCCTTTATCTGCTACAGAAGCTCCAATTGCCGCAGGAAGATCGTACCCCATTGATGCTGAACCTGAATTACTAAACAATCGTTGTTCTAATTTTAAGTTTCCTACCTGAAAGGGTAGTATGCAAGCAGATGCATTGCCACAGGCAATTATATCATTATCTCTTAATTGTTGAAAAATACGGTCAACAACAATGTATGGATTTAGAGGGGCGCCCGGTATTTGAGAATGATCGTTAATGGCCGCATATTTGTTACCGATATCTCTACACCATACTGCCCATTTGTTATAACTAGGTAATTTTATTTCTAATATCATAGTTTCAAAACAATCTAGAAATTGATTAATATCTGCTACAATAGGTTGGTCTGATTTAATAGTTGGTTTATCTAATTCAGCAGGATCAACATCAACATGCGTCAACCATGCATCTTGAGCAAACGCATTCCAGTTGTATCCGGTCTGACGAATATTCAATCTAGATCCTAATACAAGTACAAAGTCTGCACCCTGAAGACAAAAATTGCCAGCCCTAGTTCCAATTGCTCCGGGGCGCCCGGCAAACAACGGATGATCAGAACGAATTAAATCATGTGTCCATGCAGTTGATAACGGGATGCCTAGTCTTTCTATTAATGCGAGTAACCTATCTTTGGCTCTTGCCAAACGAACCCCGGTTCCACCCAGTATTAAAGGTCGTTTGCTAGATTTTAATTTTTCAATTAATATCTGACATTCTTTACGAAGATCTGTTTCCTGGGGATCTGCTATTGGGCAGTATGGAGGAATATTTAATTCTTCTGTAGAATTTTGTATATCTAAAGGTATGTCTAACCAAACAGGCCCAGGGCGCCCACCAATGGCTTGAGCGTATGCTTCGGGTAACATGGTTTTTAGATCCGAAGATTCTCTAACTAATTTTGCGTATTTACATATTGGAGATACCATAGCAATAGTCGGACCTTCTTGATCACCTAATTGTCTAAGATTGGGTAAATCGTAGAATGACACACACGTATCTCTTTTAATTTGTCCTGAAATTACTATCATTGGAATAGAGTCTGTAAACGCACCGTATACTCCGTTCATAGCATTGATAGGACCTGGGCCAGTAGTTACCATAACAAGCGCAGGTTTACCAGTTATTCTAGCATACCCTTCTGCAGCCATAGCACATGCTTGTTCATGATGCATAAATGTACATTTTAGTTTTGGATGGTCTCCAAGGTCATAGTTCAAAAACATTGATCCGCCGCCGGTAACTGAGAACACCTGTTCAATGCCTTGCTCTACTAACCAATCAACAATCTGTTTTGATACTCTAATTTTTTTATTTTCCATACAGACCGCGATTTAGTATCAAATTCTTTAAGTGTTTGTTTTCATTATATGGACCATTAATATGATCTATAGTTAGCGGATCATTAGCCTTCAAAGATTTAATTAGTTTTTCACCATTTATAACTTCTCGACAGCTTAGTTGTCCTTTAAGTAACGGAACTGACAAATAAAAATCTTTTAAGAACCCGTCTTTACTAAACACATACCCTTCAGGTAAATCATGTTTGGCATACGCACCGCGAACTAATGCATCAAGATATTCAGTTTCTTTGCGACTGATTACCCGACGTGATGTTCCGTTACCGCCACACATTTCTTTGGCTTTGTGAAATGCCCTAAACCATTCATCGCATTGTTCTGGTAATGAACAATAGCTTGATACTGGAACATCTTGATAATTAATATCAATGTGGCGTTCCCATGTCCTTACACCCTTGCCGTAACTAATAAGCATACTCGAATGCCAATCGTGATACTCGTGTGTGCTTAACCCTATTACATGATCTAGATAGCGAGTTTTCAAATAATCAATTTGATCTAATTGAAGTATATCATCGTCTGACGGATATAGTGATATGCAATGATTAATAGCAAGAGGAATATCTCGCTTTTCAAAATATCGAACTAAATCGTCAAGATCTTTTTCTGAAGCACCACCGGTGCTAGCAATAACAGGACGACGTGTTGAAGCAATTTTATCAATAAGTACCCAATCATTAACATCTGAACTAGCAAGTTTAATAATAGGCATATCAAACTCTACGCACAAATCAACGCTGGGTTCATCAAATGGAGTTGCCATTGGAATGCAACTTAAATTGCGTACTTCATTAACTAGTATGGCAAATTCAGACTTGGTTAATTTTGTATCTTCTGTTTTCTTGATATAACGAATATCAGTAGTACCTTTAAAATCAGGATGAATAAATTTTTCCACATCTCTAAATTGTAACTTAATAGCCGCCTTTACGTTATTAAATTTTATAACAGCCGCATGGTCGCGAATGATATTTAATCCTCTATCAACTCTACCCCAGTGATTGTTTGCGACTTCGAGCACAAACAAATTCTCAAATAAATCTTTGTCTTTTTGTGAAATCATGTCATTAATTTTTCGTTATGCAAACTGGCTCATAAATTTATCAACCTTTTCGCCAATATAAACAACTTGCTCTGGCGTAATTACTGGGCTACATCCGTGAAAAAAAGTGTTCTTCATAGTAAATGTAGCAACAGGAAAGTTATCACGTGCATCTGCAGGATTCATCAAATGTGAATACGCAGGTTGCAACATAATATTACCCGCAAAATATGGGCGTGTCTGTATCAAATTTTCTTCAAGATAATCAACAATGTCCATACGAGTAAATGGAGCACCTTTGCGGATAGTCAATGGAAACGCAAACCAGCTTACATCTGCTTTATCACGAGCCCTCGGCAAGTGGAAGAACTCTTCGTATTTTTCATAAATCGCAAACAACAAATTATAATTGCGTTGGCGTAGTGCGTGAATTTCTGGCAACTTCTTAAGTTGCTCAAGGCCCATTGCTGCCTGTAGTTCAATTGGTTTAAGATTGTAACCAATTTCGTCATAAACATACTTGTGATCAAAAATCTGATCAGGCATTTCTGGAATCCATTCATTAAATCTTTGGCCGCAGGTACCGCACTTTAACTTGTTTGCTATTGGGCCTACACAATAGCAACCACGACCCCACTCACGTAACGAACGAACAATAATTTGTTGTTGTGGATCGTTCATGGCAACAAATCCGCCTTCGCCCATGGTCATATGGTGTGCGGGATAAAAACTACAACTTGCCATTTCGCCAAAAGACCCTAACGGCTTGCTATCATAGGTAGTACCTAGGCCGTCACAACAATCTTCTAATAGGATTAAATTATATCTGTTAACTAGTTCCATTACTTTATCCATGTTAGGCGGATTTCCTAATACATGAGCAAACGTTATAATCTTAATGTCTGGATCACTAGCAAGTATTTGTTCTGCTTGAGTTAAATCAATGTTTAAGGTATCAATTTCGATGTCACAGAATATCGGAGTAAAGCCATTTTGTATGGTCGGATTGAGCGTAGTCGGAAACCCTGCAATTGGCATTAATACTTTTGTTCCAGATGGAAAATTATAACCGCGTTTAGATTTCATAGCAGTCATCATCAACAAGTTGGCACTGCTCCCAGAGTTAGTCAATACTCCGCGAGTTTTTCCAAATTCTTTGGGAAATTTTTGTTCAAAGCGTAGGCTTTTGTTGCCCATAACTAACCAGCCGTTAAGCAGGGCTTCTGCGGCTGCTACATATTCGTTGGCATCAAAATATGGGCCAGCATAGTTAACAAAGTCTTTGCCTGCTACCCATGTTTTTTCTGCTTGTTTTTGTTCTATAAGAACGCGAATCTGTTCTAAAATTTCTTTCATAAATCACCAAATAAAATTCTTTTGATAGTACTCAACAATTTTTTTTAACTCTTTGTCAAAATCTGCGTTTGCTGACCAACCTAGTTTTTTTAATTTGGTATCGTCGATGCTGTATCTCAAATCTTGTCCAGGTCGAATCATATCAGTTAGATATTTTTCAATTTCTGTATCTCCATTCACTAACTTAATAATCTTTTTGACTACTTCAATATTTTTTTCTTCGTAGTTTCCAGATATATTAAAAATTTCGTTTGTAACGCCCGATTCAATAACAGCAATTACAGCTCTGGCAGTATCTTCGGCATGCAACCATGTGCGCACTGGAGTTCCTTTGTTATGCAAATCAATCTTCCGACCAACTAACAAATATTTCACACTTTTAGGGATTAATTTTTCAACATATTGACCTATGCCATAATTATTTGTAGGTCTTAAAATTACATATGGTAATCCGTAAGTTCTGCTCCATGCCAATACCAGCATATCTGCTGCTGCCTTGGTTGCCGAATACGGATTACTTGGTTTTAATACGTCTTTTTCTGTGTGAGAGCCTTCGAGAATGTCGCCGTATACTTCGTCTGTACTGAAATGTAATAGGACAGGAATTCTATGTTTTTGTTTTTGATTAATTAGTTTTAAAATGTGGTGAACACCATCGATATTTGAATGTACAAAATGGTCGCTACGTTCAATTGAATTATCTACATGAGTTTCAGCTGCTGTATTAATAATATAATCACAATCATAGATCATTTCTAAATCATTTATATCTGATTTAATAAATTTAAAATTTGAATAATTTTTAAATTCTGTTAAAAACGTTTCATTACTAGCATACGTCATCTTGTCCACACCAATAACATACCACCCTAGACATAAGCAATGTCGTGTTATATGAACTCCTATAAATCCTAGACATCCAGTAACATAAACTATGCGTGTCTTCATTTACTAAACCCCACAGTCTCTCTAGAAATATCGTCATGATCAAACTCTGCCCAATACAATTCAAAGGCCACTGTGTCTTCCACTGCCTCAAATTGATGATATTCACCAGGAGCTACTTTGGTATACTGACCTGCTGTCAATACCGTTTCGTCTATGAGATCATAATTGTTCTTCCACACTCGGATGATCATCTTGCCAGATTCAACAAAGAATCCGTTCCATTTGAATTTGTGCGTGTGCTTGGAACACGTGCCTCCGGCCTTAGCTTCGATGCGATGGAATTCTAATACACCGTTGGCTTCTAACAATTCTGTTTTGCCCCATACTTTTCCTGCTATCATGATGTATTCACTCCTGTTGATTTGGTATTAAATACTCATATATTTATCCATGAAATCCATGACATAAAACTTTTTTGAAAGCGTCATTAATGACTTGATGTGATTGAGAAAAACTTTTCATAAATTATTTTTTAATCCACACGTAGTTGGGTCCAACGTCATACTGCTTGATCATTTCATTCACTGCTTGATTCACTCCTGGGTAATCAATATCATGACCTGTTAACAATCCATTCTCTTTGAGTTTGGGTGTGTATTTGATTATGTCTTTTTTAACATGGTCGTAACTGTGATTGGCATCTATAAAAACTAGATCCAAACTGTTGTCAGCTATCTGATCAGCTGCCAGTTCACTTGTGGCTTCTATGGCAATCAATCTATTTTTGTATCTGTTGGCTACTTCTTTGTTGTAAAATTCTTTAATACTCATATCGATGGCATATATGGTCAGCTCAGGACAATGATCCAATAGATAAAATGTGGTTCTGCCATCTCTAACTCCCACTTCAGCCATTGTTTTAAAATTATTTTTTTCAATCAGATGTCTTAAGAAATGCTTTCTATTGGTCTTGCCTTCCCATTGCATGGTCATTGGAATGTTTAATCTGTCAGATCTTTTCATATTGTGGCTTGATACTGTAGATTGGTATTAAATACTCACATATTTATCCATATGAAATTTGGTCTATTCAAAAACAACGGAGCACTCAACAGTACAGACATCTTCTACTATGTGGCGGACGGCTTGCAACAGTTGGGTCACACAGTGACCTATGATCACATGGAAGACATAGATGTGCCTGTGATATGGTCCATGTTGTGGCATGGTAGAATGCAAGGCAATCAAAAAATCTATCAATCATACAGGAGTCGTGGCAAGAATGTGCTGGTGTTGGAAGTGGGTGGCATACAGAGAAATCACACTTGGAAAGTGGCACTGAATGGCATCAATCGTGCTGCTGATTTTGGCATGGGTGACATGGATTCTGACAGACCCCATAGATTAAAATTAAAATTAAAACCTTGGCGCACTGATGGTGAACACATTTTAATTTGTGCTCAACACGACAAGAGCGAGC